AAGATGATGCTGCTGTACCGTTAGAAAATGGTTGGTGTCGTGCTTATCTTTTAGATTACCCTTCTTTAACGGCTGTTCTCGTTGAGGCAGTTAAAGAATTGACAACAAGAGTAGAAACTTTGGAGGGTGCGTAATGGCTATAAATTTTCCTGACAGCCCTTCTGTAAACGACACGGTTACGCAAGGCGATCATACTTGGATTTGGGATGGCACTACTTGGAAACTTGCTATCGCTACTGCTATTGCTCCTGCTGGTTCTAACACGCAGGTGCAATATAATAGTTCTGGCGCTTTTGCTGGTTCATCAAATTTAACTTTTGACGGTTCAACTGTATCTGTCAGTAGCGGTACAGAAAATATAGGTATTAAAGTTACTTCCACTGATGCAAATGCTTTAATTTCTTTTGCTGATAATGGGGCTACTGCTCATGGATATGCCGCTTTAGGCGGTCAAAGTGATGGATTGGCTTTCTTTGCTGGTGGTTCTCAGAGAGTAACGGTTTTATCTGGCGGCAATGTTGGTATTGGTACTACAACGCCGATGCGTAAGTTAGATGTAGACCAAGAAGTTTTAATGCACCACGGCGACCACGCTTGGCTATGGCAATCCTATGGTGGAGATTTAAGGCTCTGGTATCAGAGTACTTACACCTCTGGTGATAGTGGCTGGACTAAAGTATTGGATATTGGACCTGATGGTGCTGTGCAGCAACCATTGATTCCAGCGTTTCGTGCCGCTAACACAACAGGAGGCGCAGGTTATATATATAACGGTTCAGTGTCTGGAGCAGGAACTATTATATGGGGTAGCGATAGCGGATATGGACTATACGATAACGGAAATAACTACAATACAAGCACTGGTATATTTACTGCCCCTGTAGACGGTTATTATCTTTTTACTGCGACTATTTTTATGCACACGTCTTATGATAACGATACCGACTGTTATTGGGGCATTTCAAGCAGCAACGGAATAGTCACAACAAACCACGGAACCAAAGGTGAAGATGGCGGGCAAACCGCTTCAGGCGTATTTTATTTAGACGCAGGCGATACTGCCAAAGCGTATGTAAATAGTTCTTTGGACCTTTACTCATGGCGAACAGAACAATATAACAGTTTTCAAGGAATCCTACTAGGATAAGGAGGTAATAATATGGCTAAAACATTTACAGTAACAATCACAGACGCAGAAGAAAAAGCATTCTATTGGGACATTGTTGATCCTGAAGATTGGGTAAACAATGTTGTTAAAGAGAAGTGTCGTAAGGCAGGAGATCGTTTATACGACGAGGAAGTTGCACGTATGACTGCTGATGACAGCATTACTTCTATGCCTGCGGATAAAGACACTGTTATCAATGATGCTAATGTCGAGACTGCCGCTGAGCGTGCTACTGCAGATACGCCATAAGAAGTTTCAAAATTAGTAAACTTGTACTATAACAGATTGGAATAAAATGAGTGAAAAATTACATATCGAATTAGAAGCAGTGTTAGCCCAACTTTCACCTGCAGGTGTTAAAGAATGGGAACTTGCTGTTGTAAAAGCAGAAAATGTTGTGATGAAAGAACACATCGATTCCTTAAATCAAGATGATTTGGGACAAGATGACGAATAAATGATAAGTATTTAAGGAAAAAGATGGCTTACGGAGATTATTCAGCGCAGGCTGGCAACATAGGTAGAAGAGTAACTGATTATGGTTACGGCTTTGACGATATTCAGCGTGCTAGAGAAGGTCTTGAACGCCAAAATGTTCTTAATAAATTTCAATTAGAAAAGAAGGTGCAGGATGCTTCACGTGCTTTGGGGGGAACTTTTAATCGTCGCGGGATGGTTGACAGTGGTTTGCATCGTCGCGGCGTTGAGCGAGGTGCGGCTCAGGCTGAGTTGGCGAGATTCGGGATTGCGGCGCAATCCGAAGAAGCAGGTCGGCAGTTAGATCGTCAGCGTCAACAGATTGAGGAACAGTTTTATACAGGCAATATGTCTGATCAGATCGCTAATGCTTTACGTAGGTTTGGTATAGCGCAGACGTTGGAAGGAATCGTATAATGGGTGCTCCTATTTCTGGGAATTTAGATGAAGCAATTAGAGAAGGAATGTACGCTAATGCCATGTCTGAAATGGCTTTAGGTCGTAGAAGTAGAAACACTATTGACAATTTGCAATACGCAGATCTTGTAGCAGCGCAAAAAAAAGGTCAGAGCGGTTCAACTAACCCTGTTATTCAAGATGCTTTAAGCCAGTTGACAGGTTCAATCGCTCCTGCAGGGGGTATGAATCCTGCAGATACTGTGCAACAAAGATATGCTCCACAGGCTGCTTCAACGAATGCTTTAAGCCAGTTGACAGGTTTAATTCCTCAGTCTGCTCCCATGAATCCTGCAGATACTGTGCAACAAAGATACGCTCCACAAGGGCAACTTCCTGCTAATGGCATGAATCCTGCTGATCAGGTACAACAAAGATATAACCTTCCTAATAATCAAACAGCAGGTTCTCAGGCATCTACTTCCGCTCTTACTAGCGGCGGTGATTTGCAGGCAGCGATAATGCAGCAAGTAGCGAATCAACCACAATCAACTACAAATGTTCCTACAAATACAATTGTTCCTACAAATACAAATGTTCCTGTAGTAACTGGCGGCGGCGGTGGTGGTGGTCAAATGTCTACAGGAGTTCAAGGACTCGTCGCTCCTACTGATCAAACAGCAAACATTAATGCAGCATTTGACAATTTAGAAGGAACTGTAAGAGACGAGTTCGGCAACTTACAAACAGTAGATTTTACAGCGCAGATACAAGATTTAATTGAACAAGGAAGATTGTCTTTACAGGATTTAAATTCTCAACAAATTGTTGCTTTGCAAGAAGCGGCTTTACGTCGTGAAGGTCAAATAGGTGAGATACAAACTGGTTTAGAAGGCGACCTTGCTCAACAAGAGCAATATCGCCAAACTATACAACAACAAGTCGCTGACCAAGCAGCACAACGTGCAGGTCAAATGACCGCAGATCAGGCTGCTCGTGTTGAAGCAGGAAGAGGGGCGTTAGGTCCTCAAGTAACTTCAGAGTTTGAAGAAGTTGCAGCGCTTACAGGTGGTTTAACTGGATCGCAAGCAATGTCTACTACTGCAGGTATGGATCGTTTGGCTCAGGTCGCTAATCAGGCTGCGGCACAGCGTTTGGCTGCGCCTGCGCAGTTGGCTGCTGAAGCAAAGATGGCTGTAGGCGATGAAAGGTTCAGATTAGAGAATCAGTTGCAGCAACAACTTTCTGCAGGTCTTGCAGAGTTGAATATGCAAGAGCAACAGCAAGTGTTGCAAGAGGCTATGCGTCAAGAGCAATTTGGTATTGAGCGTGATCAGGCTATGGCTAATGCTTTGATGAGTATAGCGAGTCAACGTACTGGCGCTACTTTGGGTGAAGCGCAACGTCTTGAGGATGTTGCTTTACGTCAAGGTGAAATATTGCAGGGTCAGGCTTTCCAAGCAGGTGAGGCTCAGAAGAATCGTGATTTTCAAGCGGCTCAAGCGGCGGCTAGCCGTGCGGCTGCACGCGCTTCTGAGGATAGAAGATCTGCGGAGCAGCAGGAAGCGCTTGATAAAGCGGTTTCTGGTCTTGTCGCTAGCGCTGAACAGTTGTATGGCGAGAGTTTAACTACTGAACAGGCTGAGGCTCTTGTTAGTTCGGGAATGATTGATGTTTGGATGCAGCAGAATCAGACGGCTGATGATCGTGCTTGGATACTTGAGCAAGCAGCCATTGAGCATCAAAATCATCTAGACGCTTTGGACCATGAAGCAATGTTGGAGGCTGCAGGTGCAGATACTTCTCCTACAGCACTATTTGATGCTCAGAATCCTGACGCTCCTACAGATCTACGTGTGTACACTTTCCAGTACTGGGATCAAAGCGAAGAAGATAAACAAGCATTTTTACAGAGAGTTTTCCCTACCAATACGGCTAATGATAATATAAATGCTTCAAACGCAGGTTCAGTAGCGCAACTTGAGGTTTATTGGGCACAAAGGGAAGCGATTCACGACAATGTACAACAAGAGTTGTGGGCTGCTACTGGAATAGATAATTTTGAGAATCCACAAAGAAGCCCTGCTAATACAAGCACTGATGGAATGACTACTACAGAATATTTTGAGCGTGATCCTGCCAAGGAGAGTGGCTCTCTCAACGGCACCAAATATTTTCCACCATATCCTTAAGCGGTAAATAATGGCAACAGAAAATGATCTTGCAGAAGATTTTAGGAGGCTTGCTTCTGAAACTTTGACTAAAAGGGCAACTCCTCCAGAGTTGCCTTCTGGTCCTCCTCAGTTTGCTGCACCTAAAAACAAAATGCTTGAATCTTTAGGCATCAAGTATTTAGACCCTAAAGTCTACGGTGTAGACACAGCCCTTTCTAGGGATAAATCTTTTTGGGAAAGAGATCAGCCTTTTGGCTTGTACGGCGACATGCCTGTCAGACCAGATCCTACTACTGTTTCGTGGATGAACGAGGTGTATCAAGACAGGGCTTATGATAATCTTCCTTGGCATCAAAAACTTTTAGTCAATGTTGGTAAAGCCGCTACTACTGGTTTGACAGGATTCTTATTTAAAACAATACAGTATCCGTTGACGGTGATGGCTGTTGGCGCTCGATTATTTCTGGAAAATCAGCATAAATTTAATCCTTTTGTAAATGAGGCTCAGGGCAATCCTGAAAACAGAATGGGTGTCAGGGATGCTTTCGGCAAGTTAAACATTTTTTCAGGTTCTGGTACTTACACTTTTGGTGAAGTTTTACACGACATGGATTATTTGCAAGATACTCATTGGGCTTGGAAAGTGGGGCTTGCAGGTGATATTTTCTTAGATCCTTTAACTTATTTGACTGTTGGTATAGGTAAGGCAGGCCTACTTGCCGCTAAAGTTGCTGCTAAGGGTGGTGTAACAATTGCTCGCCATACGGCTAGAAGAGCAGTTCAAGAGGCTGCTGAAATAGCCTTTGAAGCGGCTGGTCGAAGCGCTGACGAGATTGCAGGAATTTCTGGCAGAATTGCTGCTCTTCCTGATTCTACTATCAATCAATTAGCAGACAGTATTGTAAGCGGATCTACTTATTCTCGTGGTTTTAATACTGTTACAGGCGAAATCGACGATGTTGTTAAACATGTCGATGATGCGGTTGAAGTTAATCTTCGTTCTTTATTTGATGAAGTCGGAGAAGGCGCAATAGATGATGTTTATTTGACTTTAAACGCTGATGATGTTGCAGATATGCGGATCTTGTTTGATCCGCAAATTCGTGGAACTACTGGCGTGTCTGACGATGTTTTACGTGTTGCTGCTACGCAAATCCATAAAAATCGGTTAGATGAAACTTTGCGAGTTGTACCAAAACAAGCCGATGATGCTGTTGGAGTTTTTGCAAAAGAAACTAATAAAAAAGGTTTTTATGGCGCTAGAACAAGGCAACCGAGAGAATGGTTTCCAGACATAGGTGAAGCACAGAACGTTCACTTGGCTCTCGGGTTTAAAGTTCCTCTTTCGGGAAGTCTTGGCCAGAAAATTTTTAGACACAACTTGCAGCAACCTATTGGGTTTAAAGTTCTTGGTTCTGCAACTAACCCTGTTATTGGCACTTGGTTAAGGGCTATACCGCAGGCAACTCGGTCACTTTTCTTTGGACGTAAAATTGTTAAAAACGGTCCTTTGGCGAGAATTTTTGCTGCAACAACTGGGAAGGCGGCCCCTGAAGGGGTGCTTGGCACTGCTGAAGGTGGTTTGATTGGTTGGATGCGACGTGGTGGGCGCAGGCAAGATGTAAGACAATTGGCTAGGCAGGCGTTTAGGGATGGCGACGCTGTTGCTGTGCATCAGTACAAGTCGCTTCTTCATATCAGTGGTCGTGGTGATGCTGCGGCTAGGAAAGCAGGAACTGATTTAAGTCGTTTGTTGAAAGAGTTTCGGAGAAATTCTTTAATATCTAGCGTTGATAGTCAAGATCTTGTTGCGGCTTTAAGAGGAAATGAAGAAGCCATTGGAATCCTTAACAATGTGCAAGGCACTAGGGAAATAGGTGGGAAAATTGAAACTGTTACCGCTTACGATTTGGCTCAAGAGTTTATGGAAAACTTGCGTGTTGTTTCTAACAGAATGGCGCATAGGGACTTTTTAGGAAAAGTTGATAATTATTTGCCTCGTGTTTTAAGCGATGATGCTGCAAGATATTTGGAATCTAAAAAAAGTGGGTTGATTGGTCGTCGTCACAAGAATGTGAAACGTAAATATGGTCCTTCTGGTTTTGAAGAAAGACGTACATATGTTTCTGCTGAGGAGTATGACGAATTAGTTAAGCAAAAAGGTGAAGAAGCGGTTCTTGAATCTGGTATGCAGAAAACGTTTTTAGGTGAGGAACTTTATGATCCTGCTAATGCTAATGGTTTGTCTGTTGAGGAACAGATTGCCGAGATCATGCATTCTAAAGGAATCAATTATTCTTTGTTTGATGACGATTTTGATCGTGTAATGGACGTATATATAGGGGCTATTTCTAAGCGTATAGGGGAAGTTTATTCAGAGTCTCTTCTTATTAAAGAGGGAATTTTTGTTGATGTGACAACTTCTTTTGTTCATATCCCAAATGGTGAAGTTGCTGGCGCTGTACATAATGTACGTAAAGCGCAAACAAAGGTCGTTCAAAGCGCCAATGCTTTAGATGAAGCATTAGAGGAAGCGATTTTACAAGGTAGCGAAGAGGTTGCGAAGCAAACTCGGTATGTTAAACAATTAGAGGAAATTGCTAAGCAGGCTCAAACAGAGTATGACAGCGCTGTAGCAAAATTCAACAAGTTGGCTGAAGATGCCCTTCAGTTGGAAGAATTAAACGAAGCAAGGCGCGTTGCTGTAGATGAAATAAACAGGAAACTTGCCGCTATAAGCGAAGGGGCTGCTTTTTCTGAAAAGGTTGTTGCGGCTGCTGAAGAGGCTAAACGACTTCTTGACGAAAAAGAAAGATTATTTACGAGTGGTTTGCTTGATTTCCATACAGGCGCGTTAAAAACTGCTTCTGTTCAGAAAATGGTTTTAGAGAACAGGATATTTAGTTTATTCGGAAGTAAGAAAAGGTGGGATGATTTTGCTGAACTCGCAAAAGGATATGATCCAATCGAACAACCTGATTTTGCTGCGTACATAAAACAGGTAGCGCCAGATATGGCTGACGACGATGTGGCTAAGAATGTTGAGTGGATGAATCAAGTATCAGAACTCGTTTCTGATATTGATTCAACTCCTCAGGGTCCTTGGCTTGCTTTGCAAAACGAGACCGTGGAGTCGCTTCAAGGGCAACCTTCACTTTCTAATTTTGTAAACAATATTGAAGGCACTTTCAAAATGCTTGATAACCAAATTGAAATTTCTCAAGGGATTGTTTCAGATGGTCAACAACTGTTAGCAGACGCTGGTGTCGCTATGGAAGATCTTTTTGTAGGCGGCAAACTTCCTACTCCAGAAAACATTTCTGAAGCGAAGCAGATAATCGTTCAAAAGTTGGATGAAGCAATGGCTCCTGAGACGGTTGGTCATTGGTGGGAGATTCCTATTGGGCATCCTGAATATAGCAAACCTATGGCTGCATCTAAACAGTATTTAGATCTTGATGCTGCTTGGGTTAAGTTGATGTCAGAAGATCCAGATTTTAAAAATGCTGTTCATTTGTTTTATGACTCTTTTAAGGGTTTCAACGTTAAAGCCGCTTTTGTTGATGGTCAGGATTTAAACAATTTGATTGAGAGCGGTATTCGTGGTTTGGATGATAAGAGGATGCTTGCGAAAGAATTAGGTTCGCTTGAAATTTTCAATGATCCTTTAATCGCTTCTAATGGCAAGGGTAGAGTCTTTAACGATGTCACTGTGCAGGATTTGGCTACTTGGATAAAGTGGAGAGATCAGACGCTTACAAGTTTTAACTCTGGGTCTTTACCTGCGCCTGTTACTCATAACTCTGCTGAAGATATTCTTCAAGGCGGCATCCTCAGAGGTGTAAGTCAACATAGTGACACTGGATATGTTTTGGAAGATCTTGGTGTTGATTTGGAAGATGCGGAAGATCTTTTAGAAATTCTTGATGGAAGTAATCTTGTCGTAAAAGTTGATTTTGGTGATAAAACATATTTTTTGAAAAGGTATTTGGGCGATCAGGGGCTTCAAACTTCTATAGATTTACCTAATGCTTCTGCTGCTGAGCATCGTGTGACTGGCGAAGTTTTGGCTGATAATCTTTATGATCAGTTGTCGAGCGGTGGCGCTCCACGTTCTTCTTACAGTTTCATAGATAATGGAACTGAGTTAGATGGTTGGTGGAAGGTTTCTGAAGAGGTTGAGCAGATTATACCTGCGGATGGGTACGATGTTTCTACGCAGGACAGGCGAACATCACTTAACTCGCAAGGTGAGATTCTTGGTTATGAGATTGTTCGTATAGCGAACCCTCAGGATGTTATTGCTGCTACTGATGTGCCTTTACGTGAGTTGAGGCAACAGAGTTTTATGGCTGATGTTCTTTTAGGCAACCATGATGTTATGGGTTATGGCGGACCTGATGGAGTCAACTTTGGTATTAACAGGTTAACTGGGGAGTTTGTTCGTTTAGATAACGGCGCTTCGTTCTTTTACAGGGGGCGTGGTGTTCCTAAGTCTAGTGACCCTAGTTTTAACTTTGGCGAGGTTCAAGAAATGTTTGGGCCTGAAACTTTCTTTGACGAAAGTTACGAAAACACTATCGGGCATGTTAACGATAATCTGCTCATGAGGCAGGGTTTAGGTAGCGCTGCTGGATTCGTAAGCGAAATGAGTAACCAATTAGATGTTTTGCTTGATATTCGTCTAAATAGTGGAGGTTGGGAAAATTGGGTTCGTAATCTTATGCCTGATCTTTCTGACGATAATGTCGCCTTGTACACAGCATGGCTTGATGAGCGTTCTAGGACGTTAGCGAGAAAGTTTAATAAGAAATTTGATGACGATATTCCTGTTCCTCGTGTTTTAAACCTGATTCATCGTTCTAAGTTGGAAGGGTTTTTACCTCAGGGGCAAATTATAGGTACCGCAGATGCAGCGTGGTTAGATTCTCAGGCTGGAATGAACGCCAACGTAGGGAATGTAGAAAATGCTCTTTTCGAGCCTGATGACTCTGAATACCTTATTCAACTTGGTCTGCCAAGAGATGCTGGCGGTGCGAGGTTTTATGGTTACGCATTAGTTGAAGAAGATGAATTGGTTGAGTTGTTAATCGAGCAAAGCAAATTAAATCCTAAAAATGAGGTAGGTGAATTTGTTGAACTTGAAAGGCACATTGAGGCGCTTGAAAGAACTATAGAAGATGATGCTAGGGCGATAGGTCTTTCTGGGGCTACTGTTTTTGATGGTGGTGTCAGGGATCAGGCTTGGGATATTGCTGAAAGAGTATTCAACTCTGATCCAGATTTGTTAAGAAATTATTTGGAACAAGCAAGTTCTACAATTGTCGGTGGAGGTTCAAATACAGCCGCTTATGCGGATTTTGTTCTTGAGTTGATGGATAGTGTTGATCGTCTTTCTAGCAGGTCTTTGTTTGGGATTGATCCTGACGGTGTTCCGCTTGGGTGGAGAGACAAAATGTTGATTGTGTCACAAATTCTTAGACTTGACGATATTGGATTTGGGGCATCAGTTGGAAAAGTTGATCCTGCACTTAAAGGAATTTTAGACGATTGGTTCTTGAGGGTCCCTAGTGCATTGAGTGAACCAAAAGAGGTTTATGAGAATTTGCCTGAAGTGATAGGGATACTTGAAAGTTTGCCAGATGTGAGACTGAGGGAACTTATCAGTCGGAGAATCTCAGGATTGAGTAGCGACGCTGGGATTGGTGCAAGAAGAGCCAGTTGGATTAAGCGTTTACAGTGGGAGCAAAACCCTTTACTTGCCGCTTTTCATGATGGTCGAATTTTTAGAGAAGGAACTCACGCTTCTTTAGGTTGGAGTAATAGGAACGTTAGATCAGTACTTCACCGAGAATTGTTTGGAAGTTCTACAGCGGAAATGGATAGGGTTTATCGTCTTGCTGATGAGATCATTAGAGAAGAAGGTGGTTCTTTTACAACTGTTTCTGGTGGAGATTATCTTACAGGGCAAAGCGAGGCTGGCGTTGCAGGTATTACTCCTGCGATTAGGGCTACAGGTGATGTAAGCGGAATCATTAAAAGATTTTTTGCAGACGAAGGGTTACCTGTTCCTGATATAGATTCAGCGACTTTAAGGCTTATAGAAGAGGAACTGATGTTAAATAAACTTCCTTCAAGAGTTTATTCAACATACAGAAATTCTTTAACCCTTGATGGCTACAATGTTGCTGTTTGGCGAAACCGCAGGGAAGCGGTTTCGGTTACAGGCCATGGTTCAGAAATTAGGGGTCAATCTTCATTCATGTTGACGAACCCTCATGCTGTTAAACCTGTACAGTCTGTCGATTCTCAGATAAAAATGATGGCTGGTGAAATTGATGGGCAAGGAAAATTGTTGGATTATGAGAAAGCAATCGACGAATACATAGAAGCAATTGATGCAGAGTTTGCAGGGATGACTGCTCGGCAAAGGGCTGATTGGGGCGAAAAGTTTGAAAAGTTCATAAATCCTGATGATGTTCTTGTTCAAATGCAAAACAGTTCGCAGCAGCGTATAGCAGGTTTGGGTTCTGTAGGTTTAGAAAGTGAGGCTTTGAAAGATTTGGCAGAGGCTCGTGCGAGAGTTGAATCTGCAGGGTTGCCTGCTAAGGAACTTAAAGAAGCGAGAATTGTTTTAGAGGGAGTGCAAAGCCGTGTAGATGAAATGTCTCGTGCGCAAAGAACGTTAAATGTGATTTTGGACGAAAACAGTATCAATCTTGAAGCACCATTGTTAAGAGGCGCTTACGAACAGTTGCAGACTTCTGTCGCTATTCTCCATTCTGTAAATCTTGAACAAAACAGAAAAGCGCTTGAACTTGCTTTAGGTCAAGGAGATCTTAATGATATCGCTAGATACATTGGAGACATTAATCAAGGGTCTGTTGATGGAATAAGTAATGAACTTTTGCAGGCTATAGAGGGTTTAAAAACTTTAGAGGGTGCAAGACCGATACCTAAAGGCGGTATTGCCGCTGAGCCTATTTCTCCTGATGACGATTTTTGGTTTCCTTTGAAGTCTTTTCAGGATAGAGAAAAGATTTTAGATGAAGTTTTTGTATCTGGTTTTAAGGCTTTTGGTGTGAACGCTCAGGGTCCTGAAGCGATGGTTGATGCTATGACTGCTGTTACACGTTTTCAGGCTCAAGGCGGTTGGGGTGCGTTCCTTAGACAATACGATAAAGTCCATAACCTAACCAAGGGCTATATGATTGCGAAACCTGGGTTTCATATGAGGAACCTTTTTTCTTCTACTTTCATGAACTTTTTACATGGTGTAGATATTGCTAGTTATCGCCAGTTCCAACGTGCTTATTGGCAAGTTCAACATGAATTGGCTGTGGAGCGTGGGGCTGTTAAAACGGCACGGAACATCAGGGTTGCTATGCGTTCTAGGGGCATTTGGAGAAAAACCAACGATGATGCTAAAGCGATTGTACGCGAAATGCTTGATGAAAATATTGTTGGTACTTCTGCTGGTCAGATAGGTGTGGAATTTACTGGGGGTAGTGCACGTGGGGGCAGGATTCGTCGTGCTTGGAGTACTGTGAATCCGTTTAATTCTAGAAACCTTCCTTTGCAGTTGTCTAAAAATGTTGGTATGGGTGTTGAGACTTATGTGCGTGGTGCGCTTGGGTTTGATGTTATTAAAAAAGGTGGAACAGTCGATGAGGCTTTTGACGCTATAACTACTTGGCATTTTGATTATGACGATTTGTCTGATTTTGAACGTTTTGTTGTTAAAAGGATCATTCCATTTTATACATGGACGAAAAATGCTATGCCTTTGATGATTGAGCAGATAGGTAAAAATCCTGCAAAAATGAGTTTGTATTTCAAGTTAAAGAACAATGTGGAGCAAGGTCAAGACCGTGCGCCAATTGTTCCTGAATATTTTCATCGCCAACAAGCCATGCAATTACCTATCAAGTACAAGGGTGAGAACATGTTTTGGTTACCTGATTTACCATTTAAGGCTCCTTTTGAATTGCTTGATCCTACTTTGTCTTTTGATACAGATATGACTGTTGCTGATAGGGTTAAAACGGCTTTGGGTAGTGTTCTTACTCAAACGACGCCTTTGATTAAAGCGCCTGTTGAGTGGTATATGCAACGTAACATTTGGAAAGGTTATTCTTTTTCAGGCAGGTATCAGGAAGTTCCTACTGCTTATCAGACAATTCCTTTACTTATGCCCATGTTAGATAAGTTGGGTTTGAGCGAGAATCAAGATGATAGATGGTTTATGAAGGATTACGATTTGCATGCCATGGCGCAATTGTTGCCTACTTTCACGGATTTGCGTAGGTTGTTTCCTAGTGAGGAGCGGTATCAGCAAAGAACTTTGTCTAGTTGGTTGAGTTTTGTGTTTGGTGCTGGTATTAGAACTAATACACGTGACGAGCAGCAACGTGTATTACAATCTTTAAGGTACGAACGTCAAGAGGAAATTGACGACATGAACTCTTTACGCAGGGCTGCTGCTAGAGCGAATCAATAGGACAGAAAGGCTTATAGGTATGGATTTCAATTTACCAGTTACTTCTAAATGGGTACGCACGGAAGAGTTGCACCCTAAATTCAAATACAGGTTAAATCAGTTTTTTAAAGATAACCGTATTGTTGGGCGTGTGAAGATTGTCAGCGGTGTACGCACGTTAGCGCAACAACAGGCGTTATATGACAAGTACAAGGCAGGTCGCGGGAATCTCGCCGCGAATCCAATGAGACGCATGTCTAATGGCATGCGTGGTTCTTACCATATGGCTCAGGAGGCTTTCGGTGGCTATGGTTATGCTGTTGATTTAAGGATTACAGGCAAAGGGCTGTCTACTGCTGAGGTGAATCGTATCGCAGCGGAGTATGGCTGCGTGAAAACGGTACCTTCGGAGTGGTGGCATGTATGTCCTGGGCGTGTACAGGGGTCAGAATTTGTGTGGTTTGACGCTCCTGCGGTTTCAGGTGATGAAACCTTGGATGCTGTGAAAATGGACCCTAAGACACCCCTTCAGATCTTCGCTGAGGCGGTCACAGAGGCTCGTCAGCACGTCCTACGCAAGGGCAGTAGGGGTAAACCTGTTGAGGTGCTTCAACTGTTCTTAGAGCAAGAGGGGTTCTGCACGGCACGGAACAAGAAACGTTCACGTAAGGGCGCAGGAATCGATGGCATTTTTGGTTCAGGTACAAGGGCTGCTGTTATGAAGTTCCAAGAATCTGAATTTGTAAACACAGGTAACAAACTCACTGTGGATGGGATCGTTGGTCCTTCTACGTGGAATGCGTTAATAAATTAGGAAAAGATATGCCTAAAGTGGGAAATAAAAAATACGCCTACACTGCTAAAGGTAAGGCCGCTGCTGCAAAAGCAAGGAAAAGAAAGAAGAAATAATGAATTATAGAGATCTCGCTGAGCGTGTAGGGGCAACTTTTGTTCAAGCCGCTGTGGGCGCTATGGGAACTAACACATTTTTGGATCTAGGTATAGATCAATGGAAAATGATTGTTATGGCAGGCGTGTCTGCTGCTCTTTCAGTTTTGAAAGGCGCTGCTGCTGCTCGTCTGGCTGGCACAAGGGGTTCTGCTTCTCTGGTGGATTAAATGAGCGAAGAAGATACCAACATAGCCTTTGAGCAGTGGTGTAGAGCAGAAGGTGACGCTATCGCTGATGAGATAAGGGATAGCATGAAGGCCAGTTCAAGCGTATTGAACGTTGATGATGGTTCTCACGCTGTTTGGCATGAAGGTAATTTAGGTTTGCTTTTAGTTCTTCCATTTGAGCATGCTATGGCTTTTGCTGTTGAGCATGAAAACAATGATGTTGAGACTAATCCTGTACACAACTACATATTTAACACTATTAGTAACCTTGTTCTTCGCGCTACAAACATAATGGATTTCCCTGATGATCCTGCAGAATGGCAGGATTGGGCTGACGATTTTGGTGAAGATTAGATCTTAATGTGTTCGTATTGGTCGCTTAAAGGTAAGCGCCAAATGTTCCTAACCACCATGCATCCTATGATGCAGTAACCTACAAGGTCTAAGAACGTATCTTCGATGCTTTCAAAGTTACCGTTTCTTCCTGCAAGGTTTTCTAGTCTGGCTATTTTGTCATGTATACGCACAAGCAAGCCGTCTGTTCCGAATCTGCTTATATTCTCGTATCCGTAATCTTCTTGCTTTTTTCTAAGCAGTGGAATTACTTGCGTTGCAGTTAGTTCAAAGTCGTCGTCGTAATAGAATTTTGTCATGTCTAGGAACATGATTGCCATTGCTGTGAACCAGTTAGCGCCGACATCTTCGTACACTTCTGCGCCGTAATAAACTGCTGAAAACGTGTCGTATTCGTTGCGTATGACTCCTAAAAGGAGGTCGTGGTCTTGTGAGTGAGGGTGCCTCACTCCTTGTACACGTTTTGTATCTATGTTGTTTGCCATCAGCCCTGCGGCTGCATCCCATGTTTCTGGGCTAATTTTTCTCATCTAAAAATTCCTTAACTATTTCGTGTCGGGAAAGTTCTTCCCCGAGTTTTTTCAATATTTGATCTCTTCTACGAGCAACTGTCGTTTTAGGTATGCCTAAAATGTATTCGACATCTCGTAAACTCAGTTTTTCAAACAGTAAAGCGTTAATGATCCAGAGTTCTATGCCTTCAAGAGTGTCGTATGCGTTAAATACTAATTCGTGTAACGCTGTTCGATCTACCCCTGAGAATCTTTCGTCTTTGCCTGAAAGTGTTTCTTTCAGCCAAGATAAGTGCGAAGGGTCAGTTGGTATTTCCTTGCGACTCATCTACCCATACTAACGCAGCAGGTATCGCATAGTACTGTTTCCCCTCAGGAAACGATTCTATCGTCGCTTTTCTGCACAATTTTTGCAAATCGCTGTACTCTATTAACGCATTTCTGTCATTTGTTGAGTCATAAACAAAAAGTTGCACTTTGTGCATTCGGTTCCATGAACCTAATGCTTTCATTTTTTCTAGTTTCATTTTCAACATCTGATCTTTGCCTAAACCTTGCACTTCTACAAGGTTGTTTGACGTTAAATAATCAGGTGTATGCCTTATGGAAAGAGGCAATGAAGCCATGTTTAGAGGGGGTCTGTTAAGTCCGTAACGTATGTAATTGACTTCGGATGTTTCTTCAAATTTTCGTTCAGCGATATCGCCCATCATTTGTATTCTTTGGTTGAACGGCCTATCTGCAAAACTCATTTGTTTTTACGTTCTTCTTTACGCTTCAAGTATCTTTTATGATCCTCTTCACGTGCTTTTTCAAGCGCTTTTTTTGTCATTGTGGTATTCATGCCAGTAGGACTGATGTTACCCATGTTTCCTCCTATAGTTTTGTGGCTTCTACGTGAACGACTTGCGAGTCGTTCACGATAATTCCAGCACGTTGAATCCCATCTAACGCTAGTTTTACGTAATTATCTAGGTCACCTCTAAGGGGCGACTTCCATGATTTGTCCACAGATTCGATATTCACGACTGTACTGTCGTTAGAGAAAATCAATCCAACTTTTACAGGTCCCACGAAAACAGGTGCGTCATCACCTGCAGCATAAGCGTATTCTTCTTCGGCGCTTACAGTAGCAGCAGGCGTATAAACTCTCCCTTTGCGAGACATTCGTGGGCGGCCCTTTGGTACAGGCCGCCCATGAACTAAAAAGTTAAACTCAGTTATGTCTGGTTGCTCGTTGTCTTGCGTCGGCAACGAGTCTTTTGATTTGTCGGTCACAATCTTGCCTTCCTACGAATTTAGGTCCGTCCGTCCACCATTGTCCTAAGCGTCCGTCAAGGTCTTTGGTCCATGTCAGTATATCGTTCTGATCATAGCCTGCTTCCCACATGGCTCTAGCGAACCTATTTAGGAAACCGTGACGACCTCTTCCAGCGCCTTGTCCAGAAGTGTAGTACGAATGAGGGCCGTCGTTGTACATTGAGCGTGCAACACCTCGTAAGCGTGTTCCATCTACTTGCATTAACGGCTCTTTCGAGTACTCTCTTGGTGGCGGCAAATCGGGTGTGGGATCTTTCCACAACCCTGCTGCTGTTTCTAACAAATCGATCTTCGCACGTTTGCTTTCTGCATGTTCAAGAAAGTAATCGAACTCGATGCCTATCATCTCTTGTCTGCCTTCTGGCCTCGCCCCTCCATACGGTAAACGCATGTAATTTCCTGGGGGTCCGCTTAAAGAATCACTCTTAGGATAAACAGCATCGTATTTGATGTCTGCTATCTGGCAGGCTGACTGTAAGGCTTTTCGCATCGTTGTGGCTTGCACCCAATCTTCTGCGAACACCCATACGTGGCATCCTTTTGATCGTGAAAGTTCTACCCAACTCTGCACGGCTAACGCTTCTAGTACGGTGCTAGCGTTTTGTGCGTGAATAATTGAATCTTCACCTTCGTCTATATCTATGGCTCCCCATTTGCAATACCACAAAGAGGGGTCCATGTCGTTGTATTTTTTATCGTTGCCATAGGCTTTGCATCCAAGTTCATCACGAGTGCTGAAAGGGTCGTAAACCATTGGGTAAACGCCTATCATTTCCTCGCCAGATAGATGACGTTTCAACAAACCGTAGGTTATGCCTTCCCACACGCAACCTCCGCTGTCGCTTCCGTATGCATGAGGAAAACCTTCAAACAGTTGGTAAAACTTATTCACTTTCATCGAAACTCATCTGCTCCCATGTGACTCCAGCCTCTAGCAATCTACCACTTGGGTCTATGGTCAAATGGGTTTCTGCTTTTTCGCCTTCGCCTGCTTTGTTTTTCCAAAGCCCAACGCTTATTTCGTTTTCGTAGTATCTGCGGACTTCTTCTTCTAGGTTTGTGTCATCCCAACGCCGCCATGTTTCTATCACGAAATGGCTTTCGCTGGTTCCTGCATACCTGCCAGAATCAATACCTCCTGCTGTTCCACGGCTGCCAGAGCCGCGACCAGACTGGTGAACTACTACGCCTACAACACGCCAATCTGAAACGAGTTGCTTAAACGATTCTATTTTTCCTTGCACGCTGCTTGCGTCACCTGAGCCTCCGCCCCGAATGAGTTCCAAGTAGTCGTACACTAGAACTTCTGGCCTTTGCCCTCCCCATAGTTGAGAGGACGCTATCCGCATTGCTTTGTCTAGGTCATCTACCGACATACCTGTTGACTCGAAATGCAGATTGCTAGCCTTAGTCATTATCTCCTGTGTGCGCTCCCAAGCAACCTTATCGTCGCGTTGCAAGCGTGCATTCCAGTCCTTTTGACTTATGTCTAGTTTCATGGCTGAATAGCGCCCCCAAAACATTTGTTCTGTTTCGTCAGGGCTTATCCAAAGTGTTCTGAGATGAGGGTTGTGGGCAATCATGTTTAAACCAAGCATCGTTTTACCTGTATGCGTTTTACCGATCAAGGTAACGAGTTGGCCTGCTCTGGCACCGCCCATGGTTGCTTCATCAAATGCACGGATTCCAAACTTCCACACACCACCTGCCCTGAAATCGTCACGCATTCGTGACAATTGCTCAGTTTTGGGAGTATATAAACGCTTAATATCCGCAGACGTGACCCCATCTATTTTTGCCTCAACAGGTTTCGGGGCGGCTTTCGCCGCCCCTTCACCTATGAGTTGCATAGCATCTTCAAGGGATAATCGGTCAGGCATCTATTTTGCTCAACCATCCTTGAGGATCAATGGCCTCTGGCCTGTCACCCCATGTAAAGGGGCTGTGTTTAACTAACCCACCAAAGTAACCGCTTTTGTTAGCAAGGGGATGATTGCCTTCGCTTTGCCCTAGCACATACGAACCGTCTTGATTCATGCTTAGACCGCGCTTGATCTTGAAATCCCCAAGACCACATTTGCCATTTTTGGTTGTTGGTATATCTGAACCTCGCATGGATTCCACAAAGAAATCAGCAGGGAACTGGCGGTGGCCAGCAGCGAACATTTTACGTATCGCTTGATTATCCATAAATGCTGATTGTTGTGAACCATACTGAATGCCTTGTGAACGTTCATATATGAAGATTTTGTTTACTTCCGCATATGATTCGTCATCAATGTATTTAGATTCACCAGCCGTAAAGGTTGGTTTTGCTGTTTGTTGCACAACAGTTGCTTCTGGGAAAGCATCAACAACCGTTGCCACGGCTGCTGCTGTTGCATTTTCTACGCTCGCTCCACTGATGTGTGCTTCCAGAGATGTTTTCAACTCTGGTAACGCATCAGCGAGTGCTTGCGCATTCATAATAGCCATCGTTGCGGCTACGCCTTCCTCACCTGCGGCAAGTTCGGCTATTGCAAGGTCTGTCCCTGCTTTAATAAGCACTTGTGCTTCTATTGATGCCCTTTCACTCGGGCCGAGTGGCTTAAATGCCATAATTTATGCTCCTTTTATATGTGAGCCTTTACACTGTGTCCACGATGGACACCATTTCTCGGAACACCACCAACCGTTGTCACCTAACACCCAAGGGGCGGCAGGTGCGTTTTCAACGTATCGGCAGAGCGCCAAGACCTTTTGACTAAGCCAATCGAAATGGCTTTCGTCACGAACTAAATCTATTCTCCCTACACCCTTCGGATGCATGATCGCATACGAAAAGTTGGGGATATCCATTGCGTAACAGTAAGCGATGCTTTGAACATCCCACCGCTGATACTGCCAAGCATCTTTTGCATAGTCACGTTTGGGAAACTTCCAGTCCCACAAACGACCATCTTCTACGAGATCAATTGTGCCTGTCAAATGCACTACACGTTCATCGTCCTCAATTAAAACTTTACTAAACGTGTGTTCAATAAGTTTTGGTTGCAATTCGGGGTACACATCGGACCACCAAAACCCAATCCTGTCTACGCCTGCATCTGCTGCTTTTTCTGGCGTGTAGGATGACCATTCTTGTATTGCAGGTTCCTCTACCTCGTGCCAGTGATACCTAAAGGCATCCATAACGTCTTGTTGCGTAAACTCTGTACCGTTTCTTTTCGCATACAATGCATCTTCTGCTGCTGCGTGGCATGCAGTGCCTAACGCTGCTGCGTCTTTTTGAACTTCGTCATGAACGCCATAAATGTCGTTCCTGAAGCGCTCCATACACATATCTGATGTTTTCACAGAGGATTGTCTAACCCACGTGTGTACCCAACGCCCATCCGAATCTTTATGAAGCGGATATTGCATCTTTCCTCCAAACGTATCTAGTAAACTTCGCTCTCCTTTACAGAGAGCGAAGGTACTAAGTACTAATACTATTCTACTGCTGTGACAACCTGTTTCGTGTTACAGTCGCGTTCCAATGTTTTGAGTTATGTTACATTTTCTTTACGGAAATGTTACGGAACCCATTTCCCAACGTTTTCCAGACTCCTGTCTCTCGGCCATATCCTATTGATTACACCCCAAGTAGAGTTCAACGTCCACGACACCCTGTCAGCGATTGTTTCCCCAAACTGGTCGTACCATTTCTCGTGAACCGCAGGTTTAAAATTGTCGTAAGTGATGTCGTTGCAAGCCAAACCAAGATAGTTCATCCAAGCATTCTTAGGGATAAGCATACGATGCTCATAATCTGTACCCTCAAAGGTCCAAATTTCACCGCTCCATTCACCTTCCTTAGGTTTGATCCACTCAACATCGCAATCTTTCAACCTGTCCACAACTTGCGTCATCGACCACGAATCTCTTGTCCTGACAAGCAGGTAAGATTGTTGCGGCAACTCGTGCCCTTTCCAATAAGGCGCATCCATTCCATGCGCTTCTGCATTAGCGACAGAATAAAATCCGTCTGTTGTTATTAACCACATATCAACTCTCCACACTTTGTACGTCTATTTCGTGCATGCCCATATCTACAATAACGACATCGTTCCAATCAACATTTGTGCTTACACTGCGCACAAGTTCTTCGGCTTCTTCTTCGCTATGTGCATTTACCCATACACGCATCACTGCTTGAGTTTCAAACGTGACGCTATAATTTTCTGGTCCCACACTTTCCTCCAATACTTGTAACGAGCAAACAGGGGGACGAGTGGGGGGTGTAGCCCCCTGTCTGCTCTTGTTTTTTATATATCTAACTGCCCATATAACCGCAGATACAAGAAATAACCCAATAACTGCTATAGGATAACTCATGA